ATTGCATGCTGGCTTGCGGGTGAACATTGGTGTTCTTCACAGGATACAGGTAATACTGCTTTCTCGCATAAGGAGCAGTATACCGTACCTGTCCCGAACCTATGGTTGTGCCACGTTGTCCAGAGCGCGCTAGGTTTAGTGATTGTGCTGGAACGTATGGTTCGCTGTCCTTCAGCACAGAGCTGTCTAAAAAGCGTTGGGCCGCTGATATGTTTCCTGCATACCGTGCAGTTACTTTTCCCGTGTTCATCACGAGTTTCCCGCTAAAGTTCATGCGCCCGTCACCTCCCAGTGCCATAGGCTCCGCTGCCCGTGGTTTCTCCTGTCCGCCGCGTTGATCTTATAGCTGTCCTCCGGTGGTTTCTCCCTCTCACATATACCAATACACACGCGATCTTTCCCACCTGGAAACAGTGTCCAATTCTTTGTTTTTTCTTCCGTTTGCAGTTCAGCCCATTGATGATATGGCAAAAACGGTTTGTCTGCCTGAATCGTATCGTCATACAATGCAATGCGGATTTTGCACGCTGTGTCGTTTCCAGTAACCCGAATCATCACGCCTCTGTTTTCTTCCATATAGACATTCCGAATCACTGTTTTCGTATACGTTGCCCTATGTTCTACCTCGCCCAAATAATTGTAGAGGGTGATTGTATCCTTGCAATGCTGTTTTAACATTTCATTTTCACCCCTGCATACAAAAGCCCTGTACGGGAAAGGTATTCATATGCGACATTGTACTGTTCCTCCGCCTGCTCTTTTTTTGACCGTGCTGTATAGGAGACAGCATAATTCCCGTCTTTTTCGCTTGTGATATTCCCTTGCGACTGCTGCGCCTTTTTGATTTCCACCACAGCACAGACCGCATTTTTCACCGCATCCGGGATTTCCTTCAACCTCTGAATCCTTCCCATCGTAATCATGTCAAGATAGGCGCTGGCCTGGATGGACAGGCGCGGCCACTCTTGCTCGGCGACCGCGCTTCCATGGTAACTGTCTGTGTAATAGGCATAGTCAGCGTACTCCATCAAAGCCCCTCCTTAACCGCCGTCAAAATATCGGCCTTTTTTGTTAGGCCAGAGACGTCTATGCCGTTGTCAGCAGCAAACGCTCTTAACTGTGCAACTGTCATATCATCGGGTGTCTTGGGCTGATCTGTCAGGCTCCCGCTTTTTTTTTAATGACTACGGCCTTGGCCTTGGATACCTTATGTGCGTATACCTTGCGGCCCTGCACAGCCGATGCGCCGATGTATTTTCCCGATCCGTTCAGATCCTGCAAGTGGATTGCCACAGACCATTCCTCTACACGGTGGCACCAGTCAGGATGCCCTACAATGACCTCAACATTTTCGCCTAGGTTGTTGGATTCAAAG